CGTAACGAGATCACTAATGCTATTACAAGTTTAATGATTGATCTAGTGGCAAAACGTGGTATCTACGACTACTTGGTAGTTTGTGATTTGACAAACAATACTCCGGCTCGTATTGACCGTAACGAATTGTATGTTGATATAGCAATTGAACCTGTTAAGGCAGTTGAGTTTATCTACATTCCGGTTCGTATTAAGAATACTGGAGAGATTGCTAGCCAATCAGTATAAGGATCGGGGGTATTTTTTACCCCTGCCTGAGAGCATAAATAACAGTATATAGGAGATTTATAATGTCTGCAGCATCACTAAGTAGAATGTCAACACCGATCGCTTTCGGTAGCGATCAAAGCCCAAGTAACCAAGGCTTGTTAATGCCTAAACTCAAATATCGCTTTAGAGTGACATTTGAAAACTTTGGTGCAACAACAGAAGCCGCGCCAGTAACTGAGTTAACAAAACAAGTTATGGACTTTACACGTCCTAGCGTGAGCTTTGAAGAAATGGTGTTAGATGTTTACAACAGTAAAATTAAACTTGCAGGCAAACACTCATGGGGCGATATTACATGTCAATTACGTGACGATGCAGGTGGTAATGTTTCTAAACTAGTTGGTGAGCAACTACAGAAACAATTAGACTTCTTAGAACAAAGTTCTGCAAGTTCAGGTATTGACTACAAGTTTTTAACACGTTTTGAAGTTCTTGACGGTGGTAACGGTGCTGACACACCAGTTGCACTTGAAACTTGGGAAATTTATGGTTGCTACTTAAAAGAAGTAAACTATAACGAAATGAACTATGCCACTAGTGATGCCGCAACTGTAACAATGACTATTGCATTTGACAACGCTGTACAAACACCAGCAGGTCAAGGTGTTGGTGCAATTATTGGTAGAACTTTAGGTGACGTAGCCACTGGCGTTGGTCAAACTGGCACAGCAACGGCTTAATTAAATGAGCTTCTTCGGCGAAGATTTCCTCCAAGGGTTCTTCGGAGCTGACGGTCTTAAAGACTACAGTCACGCATCAAAAACCTTCCGTACAAATGGATACGAACTTAGTCCTCGAACTAAGTTCTTATTCCATGTTTTCTTTAATATAAACACAGGACAAATTCCTGCACTACAAGCCGCATTTGGCAACAACGATATTGCCACAATTGGCATGATGGTTAAGAGTATTCAGTTACCTAGCTATCAAATGGGTGTGGAAACACTTAATCAATACAATCGTAAACGTTTGGTGCAAACTAAGATTGAATATAATCCTGTACAGATTGTATTCAATGATGATCAAGGCGACTTGATTCGTAATATGTGGTATAACTATTACAGTTACTACTACAAAGATCCTACACAAAAGTACGACAACACAGCCAGCACTAATGGATCAATTGGTCAATTACAAACTTTAAGTAACGGCTTTGGCTATAACAGCCGAGACATTTATAACAATAGCAGAGAAGTTAACGATTGGGGATACATTGGCGAAAGCTACAATGACACTAGTATTTTTACTGGACAAAATTCAAGCAAGCCACCGTTCTTTCGCGATATTAAGATTTACGGGTTAAGTCAAAAGAAATTTGCCAGCTATGTGTTGATTAACCCAATGATTTCAGACTGGCAACACGACACATACGATTATAGTCAAGGTGCTGGTATGATGACCAACACTGTGAGTGTAAGGTATGAAACAGTAAAATATTACTCCGGTTATATTAGTGGTGATCAACCATCGAGTACTGTAGTTGGGTTTGCAGATCCAAATCACTATGACACACGTAGAAGTGGGTTGGCACGCCCGGGATCAACTGCTACTGTATTTGGTCAAGGCGGACTTGTGGATGCTGGTGTAGGTATACTAGAAGACTTAGAAGCTATTGCTACAGGCCGTGGCGGATTACAAAACGTTATTGGTGCTGTGCAAAAAGCTGGCACAGCATATAACACGTTTAAAGGTAAAGATATTAAGAGTATTGCAGTTGATGAAGCTAAACTTGCTGCTAAACAGGTATTAACTGCTAGTTTACCTGGTGCAGTAGGCATAGCTATTAATACAGCCAATAAACAATTCTTCCCAACTCCTCCTAGAGGTAATACATGAGCACAGTAAACTATCCTAATCCTAAAACGGATACCACAGTAAGATTGTATGATGAATTTTACAACTACAGTGTGGATGTTCCTGTACAAGAATATGAAGTGGTTTATGCCTTTTTTAATAGTAAGTTTGTCACCTCGATGTCGCCCTATAGTGAGTCGTATTACATTTCAC